TCCGGCCTTACCGGGTCCGCTGCTTCCAGGCTGAACGTTGAGGAAATCGCCCTGTTTTCCGTTATCGACCTTGTGGCGTCTACCGCTGCAATGTGCGAATGGAGAACTTACCAGGCCGGTGTATACACCCAGGCGGAAGACTGGTACAGGTGGAATGTAGAGCCGAACCAGAACGAAAACGCCTTTTTCTTCCGGCGGTTGCTTTTTGCCCGGCTGCTGCGGTTTAACGAAGCGCTGGTTATCCAGAGGGCAGACGGCAGCGTGTACCTGGCTGACAGCTTCGGGCGTGATGTATACGCCTTCCGGCCTAACCGATATACCGGGATCACCTGCAACGGCCTAACGCTCCACGGCGACCGGCAGGAAGAAGAAGTATTTTACTTCCGGCTTGCAAACCAGGACGCCGCCGGACTGCTGCACCGGATCAACGGGTTATATGCTGACGCAATGGCCGAAGCCCTGGACAAGTACAAGCATAGCGGTGGCCGCAGCGGCGTGCTGAAAATTTCCGGTAATGCCACCAAAAACAAGAACTACGAAGACGACGTGGCCAGGATCATGCAGACCCGATTCAAGGCGTTTTTTGAAAACAAAAACGCCGTTATCCCTCTGTTTGATGGCTATGAGTACGTCCCCCATGACGGCCCAGCTTCCCAGAAAATCAACGGAGAAGTGGGCGACATGGAAAGCCTTATGCGGCAGGCCCAGGACCGGGCTTGCAATGTCTACCATTGCCCCCCGTGCCTTCTGCGCGGTGATGTTACCAACCAGGACGAAGCTGTCCAAAACCTTTTGACATTTGGCGTAAAACCTGTGGTTTTGACGGTGGAAACCGAAGTGAACCGCAAACAGTACGGGCGGCATATTCTGGACGGTTGGCATACCCGTATTGACATGACCCACATCCGCGTCGTTGATATTTTCGACGTTGCGGTTAAGTTGGACAAGCTGATACAGGACGCCATGGTCAACACCAATGAAAGCCGTGGGCTGGTTGGCCTTGACCCGATTCTGGCAGAATGGGCCAACACCTACCACCGCACCAAAAACATGGAAGCGGTCAACGCCCCGTTGAAAGGAGGTGAAAACACATGAGTTTGATTCCTATGAAAGTACGCCATGAGGTCAAAGCCATGGCGACCGGGCGCGTCTTTGAGTTCTATATCACGGACGACATTCAGCCGGATGGCCGCCGGTTCAACTACGATACATATACCTGGGAGCGGGTGGAGAGCAACACCAGCCAGCGGTATTTCGTGGAAAATCTGAAAGACGTAAAGGAAGGCGACACCGTAAACCTGTATATCAACAGCATGGGCGGCAGCGTCAAGGAAGCGCTGGGCATTTATAGCGCCCTGCGCCGGTGCCCTGCCACCGTGGTGGCCTACATTGACGGTTTTGCTGCTTCCGCTGCGTCCATCATCGCTATGGCGGCCAGCAAAGTGGTAATGCCCCGCAATACCACCATGATGGTACATAATGCAGCCTGGGCCGTGTATGGCAATTCCAAAGCCCTGCGGAAGTCTGCCGACGATCTGGATATTATCAACGCGGCTATGCTGCAAAGCTACATTGTCAAGGCGGGCGGCAAGCTGACCCAGGAAAAGCTGGAAGAACTGACCGACGGCGAAACCTGGCTGAGCGCCGAAGAGTGCATCCAGTACGGCCTTGCGGACGAATACGCGGAACAGGACGCCGACCTAGAAACCGCGGCAAAGCAGTACCAGCAGGCCCACGCTGCCTTCCAGCGCCGGGAAATTCCCAACCTTCCCGCTGCCATGGCTGCAGCTATTTCGGCGGTTATGGCGACACCGGAACCGCCCGTTCCCACCCCTGCGCCTGCCGATCCCCCGGCAGACCCCAAGCCCAAAGAAACTAGCTGCTTGAACGATATTCTTGCGGCAGTAATGAAATGAATGGAGGAATGTAACCATGAAAATCAAGAGCAACGACCTGTTTGCCCAGGTTAAGAAGCAGCACGAAACCACCCTGTCCGCTGCTTTCAAGTCCGGCAATCCCGAAGAGATTGCCCAGGCTATGACCGCATTTTTTGACGGCATGAACGAAGCCGTCCTGCAGCGCGCCGCCGAGGAAATCGACGCCCGCAACCAGGACGCTACCATTCTGGCCGCCCGTGGCGCCAATGTTCTGACCACCGCAGAACGCGAATACTACGACGGTCTGGCTAAGGCGCTGAAGTCCGCTGACCCCCGTGCCGCTGTCGCAAATTACGAAGTGGCAATGCCCCAGACCGTTGTCGACCGGATCATCGGCAGCATCCGCAAGAATCATCCCTTACTGGACAAGCTGAACTTCGTCAATACCGCATATCTGACCCGTATTCTGGTCAACGCCAAGCCCGCCCAGCTGGCCGCCTGGGGCAAGATCACCGGCGCGGTACAGAAGGAAATTGAGGGCGGCGTCCAGGAAATCGCCCTGACCATGTGCAAGCTGTCCGCCTTCATGGCTATTTCCATGGACCTGGTAGACCTGGGTCCCGAATGGATGGACACCTACGCACGGGAAACCCTGTCCGAAGCCATTGCCTTCGCCCTGGAAAGCGGCTGTGTGGCAGGCACCGGCAAGGATGAACCCATCGGCATGGTCCGCGACATTTCCCCTTCCGCTTCCGTCCAGGATGGCGTATACCCCAAGCAGACCCCCGTCCCCGTCAAGCGTCTGGACGCTAAGACCATGGGCGGCCTGCTGGCAAAACTGGCCCGCGACCCCAACGACACCACCGGCGCAACCGCCCGCGCTGTGGATCCCCGCGACATCATCATCATTTTTAACCCCTTCGACTACTGGGAAAAGGTTTTTGCTGCCACCACCCTGCTGGTTGGCGGCCAGTACATGACCAATGTGCTGCCCATTCCTGCCGAAATCTTCCAGTCTGCCGCTCTGGCAAAGGGTGAAGCGGTTATCGGTATCGCCCCCTATTACTTTATCGGCATCGGCCCCGCTGGTAAGCAGGGCACTATCGTGGCCGACGATTCTGTAAAGTTCCTGGAGGATCAGCGCGCCTACAAGGCAAAGCTGCACGGCAATGGCCGCCCCCTGGACCAGTACGCTTTCCTGCTGCTGGATGTTTCCAATCTGGAAGCCATTGTGTCCACCATTGTGGAGGTTGCCGGTACTGTTGCCACTAAGGAACAGGCTTAACCCGGAGGGCTAAACTATGGCGGTATTGACCAAAGAACAGGTATACGCCCGTGCGCTTAACCGCATGGGCTACACCTGGAACCTGGACGAAAAGCAGAAAGCAGACGTGGAAGCTGCCATAGAGGAAGCAGAAGCCCTTCTCCGGGCCAGGGCGGGCAGCCCAGAACTTGACCTGACCGGCCCGGAGTATATCGGCCTGCTGATAAATTGCGCCTGGTACATCGTTAACAAGCGCCGCGCTGAGTTTGAAGAGGACTACCGCGCGGAAATTGTTAATTTGCGCTTAGTGGAGGGATTCGGCTGTGGCAAAGAAACAAGTACAGTTTGAAAACTTTAACGACGGCGTGTGTGCCCTCTGGCAGCTGGACAAGACCAAAAAGCCCACCTTGCTGCTGGGGAATGTACGGTTCCAGGAACGGACCGTAGGCATCAAGCGCAATTTTGAAGCAGAGCAGGCGGGCCACACGGTCCAAAAGCTGATACGCATACCCAGGATGGACTTTATCAAACCGGGCGTTTTCGTAGTCATTGAGGGCCAGCAGTACACCGTATTACAGGCCCAAAATATTCTTGACACAATCCCGGAGTGTATGGACCTTACCCTGGAAAACCCCACGATCCTGCTTAACTTCGACGAAAGCGAGGTGGGAGCCGGTGGCCGGGTTTGACCTTACTGCTGAGATTACCGCAGTTTTGAAAGATTATACTGGCGGCGTTATGGACAAAGTGGACGAAGCCGTAGAATACTGCGGCAAGGGTATGCGGAAAGAAATATCCACCACCAGCCCCAAACGAACAAAAGTATATTCCAAAGGTTGGCGCTGCCAAATTTCTACCAATGGGCGCGGCAGCAAATCCGCGCTTGTAGAAAACAAGACAAAAGGCCAACTTACACACCTGCTTGAACGCCGTCACAAGAAAAGGGGCAATAAGGGATATAAAGAAGCCCAGCCCCACATCGGACCGGCGGCAGAAAAGTGGGGCGGAGAGTTTGAGCGAAAATGTGAGGAGGCGTGTAAAGCTGAATGAATATCCGCGAGAAAGTTTTGGCCCGCCTGG